CAGCTTTATTTGATTGTTGTGGACCGTCTAATGTTTGGGTGATATCAAACCTTTGGCTATACATGTGGGGAGCTGCAATGAGATGTCCCATTGAAATTTCTTCCAATACGTTGAATTTATATCCTACGAAGTTTAATCGAACCTGATAATTTCCACTAAACCCATTGAATGAAGCGTGGAAAGTTTTTAAGTTAAGTTGATATCTAATTGCTTGCCCATAATACCCTTTTAGTGTAAGATAGAATGGGGGGTATGGCTGATTAAAGAATGCTGCATAAGGTGAACTATCACCAAATTCAAAAAGACCTTTTCCTTGTACATCCTCCAAAAGTATTTCAACTGTTGGAACGAAGCTTGTATTTGTAGTAATGTTGATTGAAGTGATACCCAATAGTCCAGTATCAATAATTTCTCGTTGATTTACGGACGTATTAAGTGAGTAAGGGTTTTGAGAATTATTAGTAGTATTTGCAATTTCGTTTGGTTGATTGACACCATTAAATTGAGTTGTATTTTCTCCTGTCAATTCGTCGTAATACCCCGTACCTAAAGATGAATTTTTTGTTGGTTTTAGAAAATTCATTTTAGTAACAGAAATAGTTACTAATCTATTGTCAGGACTCCCTCCAACAGCTAACTTTGTTCTTGGAATCACATCAGCTTCCAAGTTGGCATACATGACAAGATTTTCGTGGTCAACAAGTCTTTCTCGAATATTTCCAAAATCATCGACAGTCTTGTTTGGGTCAACCACAATAATATTGTTTTCGTCAACTTCAACAAAAATATTTCCACTTGTGTCTGCCTGTATGTTACCTGCCATAATAATAAAAATGATTTTCTAATGCTCCCTTATAGTCCTGTAATGATGGTAGAAGAGGAAATGGAATAATCAATACCGCACCATCATAAATGTTGTTTTCAAGGCCTCCAAATTGTGGATTTGCCTGAAGAATTAACCATCCGAATACAGGTGAGTTATAATATTCTTGTGAAACTTTGTCTAATCTACTTTTTGCAACTTTATAAATGTAAGCCTTGTCAGTTGGCTTTTGGGGCAAAGAAACATAAGGGACTACTGTTTGTTCCCCATTAATAACAAAATCACTATACCTATTCCAATATTGATATGCCATTAGTTAAGTTTTGCTTTCGATATATATGCGTTAGGTAGATTTCCATTCGAATCATTCCAAGTTAATACATTTGTATTTTGGTTTGTTGTGTTAGCCAATCCTTTTATCAAATTTTCTTTCGTCTTTATTTGTTGTGGGCCAGAAGGGTCTATACTTGTAAAGGTTAAGTTTCTTTGTTTGTCTAAATCGAATGGAGTATAAATTAAATAATCTTTCAAATCGTTTTTTTCCAAATTTTCAATAAATGATTTTGTAATATTATTTTCTTCCAAGAAAATTGGTCTAACAGTTCTAATCCAATATGTATCAAATATTGCCTCAATGTCAACAGACCCGTCGCCGAGCAATGCTTTGTTTCCAAGAACATTTCCAATAATCTCTTGTTTGAAAGTTTCATATTTCTTTTCATCAAGAACATCATCAGAAACAATCATATAAACTCTTCTGAATGGTTTACTATCAAATTGTGGGTTATTACTAAACGGATTGAAAACTTCTTGTACTGTAACTGCGTTTGATTTTCCATTAGTAGTTGCAAATACCAAGACACCTTCATACTCCGTACTAGTTGCTGGATAAGTAAATTTTTTATTACTTTCAATCACAGTGTTGAAATTTTCAATACTGTCTTTGATTTTTACAGTATCTTCAACTAATTCCAAGAATGTATTTTGACTCGATGATGATTTATGAACATCTGTTGTTCCTGAAGTTACATATATCCTTACAGGACCGTTCTTAGCTTGAAGTCCATCGGTACCAGTATCACCACTGGTAGCACTATAAAGTATAGTATTTAACCTACCAAGAGTTTGAAGATAACTTTGTTCTTCATTTACTAAACTTTGTGTTATTGTCGATATTGCGTTTTCAAAAGACCCTCGTTTTCTTGACACGAAATTGGAATAATTTTCCTTAATTGCTCTGATTAGTTTTGGTGACAAGTTTTTAGATGGTTCAGAAATATATTCAATAAATCCTTCTTGATCATCTTTTATATTTTTAACTAATTCTCCAAATATGGTATCAAACCTTTTTTCAATGTTACTAGGTTTACCAAATAAAATACTTGTTTCATCAATAGTACTAATTGCAAACTTACCATTTGTATAGTTTCTCTCTAACATCCATTGTTGTCTAACCGCGTTATTATATTGATTAACACTTTCTTTAGTTTTATTAACAACATTTGTAAAATATGTCTGAGTGTCACTTACTACTTTTTTCATAAATGTACTGTAACTTAAAACTCCTGTAGTGTTTCCACTTGTATCAGTAACATTACTAACAATATTTCCAATAGTACTATTATTATCTTGTCCGTTATTTGGTGCAGCACTATTGACTCCTGGAATTGGTGGAGGAATCTGTCCTTCTAAAAATATTTGGTCTAACACTCTTGAAGACTCAATATCCGTAACATCAGCTCTATCATCATAAATTTCTGTGTTAGCATAGTAATTAAAGGTCAAGGCATTCTGTAACTTGTCAACCGACTCTTTTAATCCACTACCTCCAACAAATTTGAATTGCAGTGAAATAGTGGCAATCATAGGTTGTACACCAATTCCTTCAGGATTAAGGTCTAATCCTTCGTATGAAATGTTAAGTCCATCAGGAATAATTTTTGTGTTATAAAAATCACCTATCCTTAACACCAGTACTGGAGGAGCTCCAAATGATGTATTACTGGCATCTTTGTTATAATTCAAGGTCTGTGTCTCACCATCTGATTTGATTGTAGGAATAGTATCACCAGGCCTCATACACTGTTGTAAGAATGTCAATCTTGAGTTTAATCCCTCTGGCGTTATTGAATGAAACGAAGGTTGGAAAAACTTTAATTTATCCTTCAAGTTATCGAAAACCATAGGTGTAGTTTCTTTAATAACTTCAAAATAATCACACTCGGTCAATAAAGCCCTTACAACCTTTTTAGTAATGTTATCTTTAGGTTTCCATTCTGGTGTTAGAATAGGTATTGTTTCGGTGGTTGCGGATAATGTCCCAGTCAAACCTATAATCGGGCCAGGCCCTCCTGTAGGATTAGTTTGTCCACCAGGTGTTCCTTGACCATTAGGTCCTGATTGTGGATTATTCAAAGTTGAAACTATCTTCGAAATGAATGACCTTCTACAAGCCATCGCAGGTACTGTGAATACATCATTAGATCCGACCTGAGTATCTCCACCAACAGTATTTTGGTCTTTATCGGTACAATTGACTCTTTTTCCAATATCAAATGGAAGAGTATATGGTGCGGACGTTGTTTTAGAAACTAACGGTTCCGCATTTGTATTTTCCCCGAAAGCGTTTTGCGGTCTTACTAATAATCGTTGGTTTTTAACAAATTTTGATGTTGCAGGATTTTCTGTGAAAAATTTAATCATTGCATCAATCCTTCTCTGCGATAACGATTTGTTATATCCTTGAGTCGCGGGTGCGGAACAACTAGAGTCAACATCAATTGTTACTGTCCCTTGAGTATTGACTTCAAGTTGTTTACCTAACTCGATAGCAAATTGATTAATTACATCATAATTTGGAGTAACTACTGTGTCAAAAAACGTAGCAGTTTCACCAGAATTAGATTTTTTTGTATACTCTGGTTTATCTTCAGTAATGTATCTTGTATATTCTTCGTTATAATTTATGTCGGTTTTTGGTTTTGGATAATCGTTACCGTAGTAAAATCCTAGTTGTAAATAATCGTCGAAGTTTAAGTTTGTATTTCCACCTGATCCCTCTTGAGCGAGTGGTTGAGCTTGTGAACCTGGCGAGAATGCTCCAGACTCTAATGTAGTACGAGTGTAAATAATTTGTTCCCTAGTCATTTCTTTTGAAGAAATTACTTGTTGTAACTCGAACAAATCATTTGGATTTATTGTAACATATTTTTTAGCTAATTCGTAAACATCATATTTTCTACATCCAGCAAAAAAAGATTCTAAGATACTATCAATACGTGTTTTGTTTGTTTCGTTAGATAAAACTTTATTTACGATTACATTAAGAATTGATGGATGATCCACAACAATTTGCCATGAAAGTTGTCCTCCCCTTGATGTATTTTTATAAGTATATATTGGTTCTGGTCGACCCAAAAAATCAGATCCTTGCCAGTTTGCAGATACGCTTTCACTAAATGTCAATCCATAAGGTGGAAACCACATCACTCTACCACCGTTAGGGCCTCTCTCACAAACAGGTAAATCGGATGTAGAAAATCCTGGTGTACTAGATGTTCTCCACGCCAAGTTCTCTAATGAAAACATATATTTTTTGGCAACCGCATTATTAATATCACCAACAATATTTGTTGAATCCTGTCCACCTTCTTGTTTGTTTGGTGCAATATTAAGGTTATAAGTCTTATCTAATACTGAATACGCGAATCTTCTTCCTTCAGTCGTAATACCATCTGTTTTTTGTAAATCATTATATTGTAAGTATGGTAAATCTTTCGCAAATACACGACAATACTCAGTACCAACTTCTTGACCAATAGCACCGACATATCTATAAACTCTTGAACCTTTTGTAAGTTCTTTGTATCCATCATTGAATACTTTACTTACTTGGTCTATCGCATTTCCAACATGTTGGAGACGCTTACCCCCTTGTGGTTGGCTGTCAATTAATCTCTGCGTATCATCAAGAATTGACCCTTGTCTAAACTCATTATTAACTGATTCCGTATTGACATAAGATGACGGTCTGAAGTCTTCGTCTTGTTCAGTAATCTCACCGTTAATACCAACTTTCTTACCAGCATTACCTCTATATTTTGGAGACACCCATGTAAATCCACCTTCGATTCCTCCACCATTACTATATGTAGGCCCATTCGCTCCAAGTCTTACAGATTGACTTGGTCCTTCATATAACTGAGCTAACTCTGAAGGTCCATAAACTGGTGATTGTTGTTCAACACCAAATTGGTTAACTGGAACATCTCCAACCGGAGAAAACACTTGAGATGGATTGGAAGTTATACTCCCAACATAAAAGTTACTATTGTCTGAAACAGTACCGACAAGAGCTCCACCTAATCTTTGAAAAAAGTTTCTTGGGAAATTTGGCTTATATCTGTTAAAGTCAATGTTCTTGAATAATTGAGACCTTTGACCCGCTCCCATGTTATTAAACATGATTTGGGAACCAGTCTCCCCACCACCCATTAATCTATTGAAAAACTTACCAACACCACTTCTTCTAAAAGCGTTGGAAATTTGTTGTATTGTGGTTGGCTGGCCCAAAGTTGTATTTGGGTCAAAATATGATCCAGGTATAGGAGATACGGGTAATATACTTCCTCCAAGTCTTAAAGCAAAGTTTGTTGCAGCAAGTATTGGGTTAGCGGTTACTGTGATAGTATAAACAGGTTCAATGATAGGAACAACACCTGTTAATATATTGACAATGTCAGTACCACTAGAAACGTTAAGGATATTTGCCCTCCCTAATGTATCTTGTCGTATTTGCGCCGCAATCCTGTCTCGGAACTCTCTCCTAAGAGTTTGCGCACCTAAACGTGCAATAAATGAATCTTGGCTTAATAAACCGTTACTTCCACCGGGGTCTTGTGATAATAAAATAGAAACTGGTGTATAAGTTGAAGATACAAACGTTGTTGGATATGGTTGATTATTTTGTGTATTTGTTGATACAGGACGATTGAGTGAACCAAAAAATTCCGCTCCGTCTAATGCAACTTCATTTCCATTTGAAAAAACGTTTAGAGGTTTCCACTTTTGAGACTCGGGAATAGATTGGTCAACTATGTTTGCATCTTGATACCCATATTCACCCTCATTCGATTTTGTATTTAATAATGCTCCAGGGTCAGGTACTTGCTTATATCCACCTTCATTTCCATACTGATTTAATGGAAATAATTTATTGGCAAAAGAAGGCTCATCAATCAATTTATCAGGACTATCTTGAACTGAAGAATTCGATTGAACGTATTCCGTATCGATTGGTTGTGTAGGTCTATTTGGAGCCTTCGCATAGGGAGTTAAATTCCTAGTTAAAAGTTTTTTTCTAAACCCTTCTGAATTTGCTAAATCTAATAACGGACTTGCCATTTATATCTTTTATTAATAAATAGGTTGTGGTTGTTTTTTTATTTTAATAAGCCGGTACTTCGGTTCCATTTGGGTCGTAAACTTTTATTAAATAGTTTCTAAAATATTGTTCATTAACGACTGATTTGAATATTTTTTTCCACTCCTCTATTTGTTGGGGGGTCATATTTTGAGGTGCGTCTTTAAAATTTACGTTAAAATCAGGTATTTTTCCTCCAAATTCTACATTTAATTTTTGTGTCTTTGGTAGTGTTGTCGGGAGACCATAACTTGGAGTTATTGGTTGAGTACCTTCTACCGTCAACCTTGTTGAGGTGGCACTTGTTGTACTTGTTACAGGGACACTAGCACCACTTGGAGTGGAAGATGCCCTATTTCTTGTAATTAAACCAGCATATTCACTAGTACCAAATTTTGTAATTAGTTCTTTTGTAATATCCCCTGCGAGGTTTTTTAACTTATCGAGATTATCTGTAGTTAATTTATCTAATTCCGTTCTATTCCCTTCTACTAATTTTTCGAATATCTTTTCAGGAGAAAAGTCTCCTCCCGCAACAATGTCAGTTAATTTACCTCCCAAATTACTAAATATACCTTGAACTTGGTCTCTCACATCTTTTGTAGTGAATGTATCACTAAACTTACCTGTGACAGTCTCTGTCAAGGTTCTAAGATCTTCGTTTAACCTTTGTAATGTTGGTGTTGTCAGTACTCCACCAGTCACCACAGTTCTGATTGCTGCAAGGTCACTCGCCATGATTTGTTGCAAGGTCATTTGGTCTCTTGTTAATTCTTCGATTGATTTTTCACCATCTTTTTGTTCTTTAATTAATTTATCAAATTCTGTCTGTGTTATTTCACTTAATTTTCTTGTTTGTTCTTGACCCCTTTCATCTCTAAATTCAACTTCATATTCTCCGCCATCTCCCATTCTAGCAATGTTTGCCAAATATTGTTTGTCTTCTTCATTTTTGAATTTTATTGATGGACTAATTTGAGTTAATCTTTTGTCAACTTCAAGAGCGGCGACTCCTAACTTACTCATTTCAGCGGCATTGAACCCTGTTATTTCTTCTAACTCTTTAAATTTTAATATACCCTCTTGACTAATCTTGAAGGATTTCGTTTGATTGTCGAAATATGCAAATTTTTTGGAAATTTCAATTAAACTATCTTGAATTCCTGATGGATCATTAAGTGATTGATTTAGTAGTTGTAGGGGGTCTCCTAAAGATCCAACTGCAACACCTAGTCTTTGAAATGCTGCTGCGGCTTCAATTGCCACTTCTGGAGACGATAATTTATCCGCAAAATTAAAAGTTTTAGACATGTCAAGTCTTAACATTGAGGCTTGGGCTGCCATCTTAGTTAAACCTTTTACACCGTCTTCAAATTGAAAACGGTTCATTTGTGCCATGTTTTTGGTTACATCACCCATGACCTGTTTAGCATTACCACCTATACTTCGGACATAATCTATGGAATCTTCTAGTGCCTCAGGTATTGACTTGATTGACATACCAACGTCTAAAAAGGTGGTCGCTAAAGTTTTCGCGTCACCACCAAGTACTTTGGTTGCGGCATATAATTTTGTAATTTGTTCATCCGTAGCAACAACATTTCTCGCAGATGCCTCTGCAACACCAATTATAATATCAGCGACATCTTTGATATCTCCTCCAAGTCTGGAAACTTTCGGTGTAGTATCCGCTAAAGCGTTTTGTAACTCGTATATCCTTTCTCTTCCTTGAGTAAAGACGCCTAAAATTTGGTTACTAAACTCTGAAAGTTTCTGTTGGGATAGGACAAAATCTAATTCTTTACCCCCATAACCCGCAGCTGGATCTGGTGTTGTTGTTTCAAAAAACATAATTTTACTTTATATATAAATACAAAAGGACTGAATTTTCAGTCCTTTTTATTAAGTTCGACCCATTTATTTAAAAGATACTTTCGAACAAACACCGGCATTATCAAAAAATCTGAGTATGATATATCCAAAAGAGTTTTTAGATAATAAAATTCATCAATTTGTCCTTTCCTATAATCAGAAGAAAGGACGAAAAAAGTCAACCCCAAACCCAACATTAACTGTTAGTTGCTCTCCTGATGGGGTCATTACTGTTCTTGTTAAATCTAATCTTGGTTCATTATCATCCATGAACTTTTTAATATATTTTGAATCTGCAATTGGCATTTGGTCCACAAATCTAGCGATTTCAGATTTATCAGTTACTCCATTTGCTTCGACAATTTGTTTATTCAATCTCCAAGTAACTTTTGGTGCGGTTCTCCCTTGAGGATAAGACTCTGACATTCTTTGTATTTCCAATATTTCACCGTAAGTCATTGGTTTAATTTTTACAGTTGTTTGAGATTTTGGTAACTGAGTGATAAATGTTCCATCATCCGACGGTTGCTGTCCTTTAATTATATCTAATTCATCTAATCTGACAGTTGCTTTGAATGGTTTTTTTGTGATTGGGTCGGTCAAATTCAGTTCCATTTCAGGCCCGAATGCCGTATTTCTTAAAAATATAAGTATTGCCTCAACGTCTCCTTCTAACAAATCATCAATACGAACATCAGGTTCGTAGATTTTAGACCTCAATAAAGTTTGAGTCATGTCGTTACCTCCACCCATGAGAATGTTTTCATCATTTGCAGTAAGGTATCCAACTTTGATTGATTTTTTCTTATTCTTGTAGAAGAGACCGTGTGTCGGTAAAGGAACAACGTCGTGAGGTAACGTAAAATTAGATTGTCCGTGTTCTATTGATTGATTATCCATATAAAAATTTAACCGTAAAGTTTAGTGCTTTACGGTTAAATATAATTGTATTTGAATTTTAATAAATAGTATCTTGATAAATTAGTAAACAAGTACGCAACGGTCCATCCTAAGTGTTGCATTAATTGTCGCTAATCCGTCTTGTGCGTAACTCAAAGAGTTGAAGTTTACATCGGTTAAGAAAGTACCATATAAAATCCACTTTTCTACAACAACACCGGTTGGGTCCAACATTTCGAGGTCAACATCTTTTTTATAACCTGCGGCATAACCCATACGACCTGTCACAGATTCAGCATGTAAACGTACCCACTCCATAAGTGCCTGAGCGGCTGAAGGTCCAATCGGATCTCTAAACACCGCCGGAATTGTTTGCCAAGTGAATTTACCAGCAACATAAGTTTCAGTATTCAAAAAAGGAATTGGAACTGGGTTTATAACAATATGTGGTCTTGCTGCAGATTCAACAAACCATTCATTTATACCAAGAGATGATGGAAACCTTAGGATAAAACGATTCTGTCGTTTTGGTTCGTAAGGAATCGGCATTTTCATTAACAAATCAGCCATGTGTTTTTAATTTTTTTGTTTTTGTTATTTTATTGATAAATATATCCTTTCACAAAAATTTTTCTATTTACTTTTTTTTTGAAAACGATATTCTTATTTAACTTCCTGCTTAACTCCTCCAGCAGTAGAATAAGTTTTTACTATATTATCTGGTTTATTTTTGAAGTGTTTTTGCATTACTTCTATATTTTTTGGATCATCGTCACTAAATCCTATAGATAAGTTATCTGGATTAAATTTATTCCTAATATCCTTTTTTAAGAATGCTCTTTTATTTAAAACTGCTGCCATAGCTTTAATATAATTTACAAAAGCCTCCATAGCCTCTACTTTAGCTTCTTCAGGATTAACCGCTCCTTGGTCATCACCAAAAGACACTGGATGATACTTATTAAGTTCCAAATATGACTTAATTAATTCTTCATCACTCATTTCATCTTCACCTACAAAAGACCGATATTTTTTAAGATTTTTAATTAACTCGTCTTTGTCTATCCCGTTGAACCCCTCTATAATGTAATTATAAATTGCTTCTTTTATAGTGTTCGGGTTATGTCCCCTCGCAGTAATTATTGCAAATATTGAACCGTTATTGATTGCTTCTCTGAAATCATCAAATGCCGGTCCTTTTTTTGCCCTCATAGCATCCACCAAAAAATCTTTATCACCATCGGTTCTAAAGTTTCTAAATGGAGAGTCACTATAACCTACTATTGTGTTACCTTTATAATTAAATGGTTCTTTTCCTATTTGATGTCTAAACTCGGCGAAATCATCAGTAGACATTCCAACTTCATTACCACTCTCATCTTTAACTAAAATTTTAGTTGGCATATGAACTATATTATCGTCCCAATCGAACGCATAATATTTTAAGTCTGGAGTACCTTTACTTATAAATCCTTCTGTAAAAACTTTTTTCATTTGGCTAAAGGGGGGATTTTACCCCCCTATTAATTATTAGATATTTTCGAACGAAGCTCCTGTTGGAGTGATGAAGAATTCGATATCGATGAATTCTAGTGCCTTCGTTGGTTTTAAGTATATCTTTCCTGTTAATGTATTTCTATCTAAATCTTCAGGTGAAGAAGAAACTGTTACTCTAAAGTCATAAAGACCTCTGTCTCTTCTGATTGAATCTAAGATAGGGTTAACACTATCCAAGAATTGTTGTCTAACGATTTGGTCGTTTTGTTCGAACAACAATCTTACCGCTACTGCTGAAATCAACTTACGAGCTTGAAGTAACAATCTTCTTACGTTCAATCTGTTAAGTGCTGTGTCAGCGACTTGTAAGGTTTTGTTACCCCAAATTACAGTTCCCACATCAGAGAATGTTGCAATTGGGTTGATTCTACCTTGATACAAAGTATCTCTATCTTCTTGAGTCAACTTAACTCTCGCTTTGATAGAGTTTACAAGACCTCTTGTGTAACCCGCCGATGCGAACCAAGGGAATGCGATGTTATCTGTCAATGCTAAGTTTCTACAAACTTCACCAGTTGCAGGTAAGTAAATTTGTGTATTATTAACAGTATCTCTTGTAAGAATCCAAGGATAGTAAGTCGCGGTATAGTTAGAATCAATACCT